TTGACTATGAAAAAATTAACGATTAGTCTAACCTTGGATGATAGTCTAGAAGAAAGGTTCAACACAACTAAAGAAGTTTTTGGTTTCTCTGGCCCTGACCTTGTGCGCAACACACTGGAGAACTTTCTGCCTTCGTCAGCGTTACCAAAAGATTTCATTAACCGTTGTAATTTTGATCTTATGGTAAAACAAAATATTCCAATTCGTGCAATTTTGCCATATAGTGCTGCAATGTTAGGGTATTTTATGGATGGCGAATTTATGTTGAAAATTGGCCCTGAAAGGGTTATTATAAACCCATATCCCGAACATTCAATATTATGTAACATAAAAATAATTGAACGGCTGTATCAAGCCTTGATGCTGAATGGAACATTGTAATGACAAAATTACTAGAAGCTATAGAAAACGATAAAAGATTCTTAAAAAAAGTTGCAATTTTATATATTGCAACTGGTAGCTTCGTCTCTGTCGAACACCAAATGGGTTTTGATATAGGCGAAATTGAGCTTTACTTTGATGCTAATCCTGAGACATCTGACGAGTTTGATAATGTCCTTGAGGAAACAACAAGAATTAAAGCTCGTAGAGAAGGTTCACATAATCTGTTTAAAGTCATCAACACTCTATCCAGTGTGATAGATGATAACACAGAATACACCGATGGTGGACCGTCGATCTCTGATAAAGTCAAGGCAGCTACTGCCCTTGCAAAGCTGATAGAAACACCAAAATCGAAGAAAGGAGATAAGGGGGATCATCTTGATGATATACTCAAGCAGCTTGAGGACGAAAGTTAGTCTTTCGCCAAAAAGTTGAAGGAGGTGAATGGCCCAACAAGGTAAAGCACAGATACTAAGAATCTGTAAAAAATTATCAAATAAGTATCATGATGATTTTGAAGGCTTTATAAATGATACAATAAACTTCGATGGACTTAACCACAAGGGCTTGACGTTTCAGCAGATAGAAATATCTGAAGCCCTCATGGAAGAAAAAAATGTTTGTGTGTCTGCTGGTGGAGGGATTGGAAAGTCCGCTCTAGCGGCTCTGCTAACTATATGGTTCCTACCTACTCACCTTTTTTCTAGGGTGCCCACTACTGCTCCGTCAAAGAAACAACTAAAAGATGTACTTTGGGCTGAGATAGCCTTCTGGATGAACAGGTTTAAGTATAAAGAGATTTTTGAACTGTTCTCGGAGAGGCTTATCATCAGAGGATTTCCTGAATGGTACGCTGTTGCTAGAACTGTGCCAAAGGATGGAGATGCTCAAACAATCTCAGGTACTCTTGCAGGGTTTCATGGCAAAGGCAAAGATGATCTTCTCTTCCTTGTTGATGAAGCTTCCGCAGTAGCCGATCCGGTTTTCACTGCGATCGAGGGAGCTATGACTTCTGGTGCATATGTCCTACTAATTTCCAATCCTGTTTCAACTGGTGGATATTACTATGATACTATTTTTGACCCAGATGGAAAGGGAGCAGCTTATAAAGTTCTTTATTATGATGCTCGAACTTCTCCCCTCGTAGATAAAGAGTTTGCCCAACGAATCATAGATCGTTATGGCAAAGATTCCGCTATGTATATCACCAAAGTTACTGGTCGCCCGACTGGTAAAACTTCCGCAGTTGTAGTTGCCCCAGAAAGATTCGACCGAATTACAACTCTTAATCGCCAACGCTTTGAAGGCCCAATCCGAATGTCTGTTGATGTTGGTGGTGGTGGACAAACCCCTGATCCAGCCGTCTTCTGCCATAAAATGGGCAACAGCATTATTCGTTGGGATGAGTTTGGAAAATGCAACCCTACAGATGTATCCAATGAAACCATTAGAATCTGGAAAACACATTATCAAGGTAAAGATTTTAAGGTCATCGTTGATGGTATCGGGGTAGGAGCTGGAGTTGTTTCAAATCTTCAGGCTGCAAAGCTATTTCCTGTTATTCCATTCATTGGAAGTGAAAAATCAAAAGCCCCCCATATGTATCACCTTAAACGGCATGAGGGATTTTATGAGCTGTCTAAAAACTTTGACCTTCTGCACTTCCCTGCCACCGTTCCCGAGAGGCTAAAAAAAGAATTGGCAAATTTATTTTTTGACATTTCTGGTGGACCTATTAGTATGGAACCAAAGAAAAAGTTTGTTGCCAGATTAGGTTTTTCACCCGATCACGCAGATGCTTTAATGATGGTTAACTCAGAAAGCATCGCATCAGGTCTTGCAACAGCTCCTCATGTTCCTAAAAAACGGCGTCCACCATTAAGAGTTTTAAACACTAATGATAGATATAAAGAAAAGTACTCAAAATTTTTGGGTATGTAAGTTGTACATAACAACATAGGAGCATCATGAAAAATCCACTAAGCATTTTTAAAACATCTAAAACCTTGGCTAAGGTTGATCCACAGGTTCCAACTGAGTTTCAAGAGGGCCGGGTAAGCGCAAAAGCTTCATCACAGATTCTTGGCTCAGGAGAATTTGATCCTTTAATCGAGGAGGTTCTTTCCGAACTTATTGCCCCACATGGCCTGAGAAAATTTAAGAACATGGAAGATAATGAACCTATTATTGGTGGGCTTTTGTTAAGGCTTAAGAATGTTATAAAAAGTGCAAATTGGGAAGTTACTGGAGAGAATGCTGACCTTGTTAATAGCCAGTTTGCTAATCTCCCGTTCGGAATAATTGGGCTAATGAGTGACTTCTCTTCAGCTTTCACTTTTGGCTTTTCACTCAATGAGAAAATCTGGAAAAATCTCGGTGGGGAAATTACTCTGATTGATATTGCGCCAAGATACCAGCTTACTATTGACGACTGGGTAAAAGAAGGGGATAAAGTTTTTGCAAAACAGCAGACTAGCGAAAAAGGTTCGGCTTTAATTCCTCTTGCTAAATGTGTTCATTTTACTCCTGATGCACTTTGTAGAAATTATTATGGCAAATCAATGCTTAGGTGTGTCTATAAGCCTTATTACTACAAAGCATCTATTGAAGCCAGTGAAGCCCAGGGTATTGATCGTGGACTTTCAGGACTTCCGGTTTTGACTGCTCCTGAAGGTTTCGACTTTGTAAATGCCGATAGTGAGTCTCCAGGATATGATGAAGCTGTTGCGGATACTCTAGACTGGGCTGAGGCGGTTGTATCTAAAGTCCGCAAGGATGAGATGCAAGGAGTTGTTAAACCTTTTGGTTGGACACTTGAACTTCTCAAAGGCCAGACATCTTCAAATATTAACTCCCCAGAAGTAATCTCCAGGCTTAATGTCGAGATCGCAGTTGGCCTTCTTCAAACCTTCGCTGTTATGGGGGGATTTGCTTCAACTAACACATCAAATATTGAAAAAATGATTTTAGACTTTAAAGAACAATGCAACACTTATCTTGATCTTATGGAAGATGTTATAAATCGCCAAATAGTTAAAGATATTTGTGATTTCAATCTAAAAACTGCTTACCCCAAATTTCGTTTTTTCTCAGTAACTGTCGAGGCTATAGCTGACTTAGCCTCTTTTGTAGCCCGCCTTGTTGCAAATAACATAATTACTCCAACTGAATCTCTTGAAAAATTCTGTTTAGAAAAAGTTGATGCTCGATATACTACTGATGATATTAAGAAGTTACCAGAAGATAAAACTCTTTAAAAATTGTCTGGTTAATTTTTAATTTCTGTTTAATACTAAAATATAAATAATGATTTTTTATTGGAGGCAAGAAATATGTTAAAGAACAAAAAACGCACAACTGCAATGCTTCATTTAATGCAACAGCAGTGGGCAATTATTCCAGAGGAACTTGCCTCTATTATTTCCCAAGCTACCGATAATATTGAAGCATTTTTTGATGTTGGTGAAGCAGCAATTCAACCACTTACTATTGCTGGTGATATTGGAAAGATTAATGTTAATGGTGTTATCTTCGGGCGTTCAAATATTCTAACACTTCTTGGTATGGGTACTTCAATTGAAAATATTGATGCTCAATATACTGCTGCTTTAGCAGATGATAAAGTTAAGTCCATTGACTTTAATTTTGAGACTCCTGGTGGCGAGTTTCAGCCATCAATGAAATTTGCTGAAAAACTTTATGCTAACCGTGGCCAGAAACCAACAAGAGGTATTATAGATAATCAATGTGCTTCTGCAGGTTATATGCTTGCCTCAGCGCTAGACACAGTTGAAGCCACTGATGATTCAAATTTAATTGGAGCTCTTGGTGTTATTCAATCTATGAAAAAAGGCGATGATGATGAAATTTCTTTTGTTTCATCTAATGCTCCCAATAAAAATGCTGATCCAAATACAGATGAAGGAAAATCAATTCATCAAACAAGAGTCGATAAACTTGGCAACTTTATGATGGAAAAAATAGCCCGAAATCGTGGAGTTTCAGCAAGTTTTGCAACTGCTAACTTCGGTAAAGGCGATGTGCTTCTTGCAAGAGAAGCTATTGATGTAAATATGATAGATAATTTATCAAATTATGATGGAGGCACTATGAAATTAACAGATTTAAAAGCCCAAAATAAAGATGTTTATGACGAAGCAGTCGCTGAAGTGACTGCCCCGTTACAAGCACAGATTAACACTTTAACAGAAGCAAATGAAGCTCTGGCCGCAGAGGCTTTAATTTTAGTCGCTGATGCTGAAGCTGCTAAAGCTTTGATTCCGGCTTCTACCGAACCAACTCCTGCGGATATTAAAATCGAAGCCCTTGAGAAAGAAATTCTCACTGGTAAGATTTCTGGCTGTGTTGAAGCAGTACAGACTGATCTTATGGCTCTTTTTGGTAAAGTTCCAAATGAGACGATTGTGGCCCTTTCTAAACAGTTCGTTACTCTGCAGGCCAAAATCGATGCCATTGGTGGATCGGTTGGATCAGATGATGATGATTCCATCGCTCTCAGTGCTAAGATCAAAGAGGAAGCAAAAAACTTGGTTGAAAATGGTATGTCTCCGACTGCTGCTTACACCCAGGCGACACTGAAATTTACTCAATAAACTTGGCAAAAATTAAAAGCCTATAATATTTAAGGAGGCTGTATGGACAAAAATCTAAAACTCGACAATGTAGTTCCGGAAAGTGTTTCTCTGGAAGGCAAAGAGGGCTATGCTGTCGGTAGTGATGGGGTATTAACAACAACTACTGGCCAGTGGGCTTTTGGTGTTGTTTTTACAGGGTTACCAAAAGATCAAGCATCAGTAGTTGTTACTGGTGGTCGCTGTAGTGCAATGTGTAATGGTGTTGCTGGTGCGATTGCTGTTGATGATGCTTTGGTTGCTGGTTCAGATGGTATCTTTATAAAAGGTACTGTTGGTACACATGATATTCGTGCTCATGCAAAAGAAGCTGTTACTGGTCATGCTTTTGCTGACATTGAATTAATAAGCGTTTAAGGGGGTAAATATGTCTAAACGAAATTGGTACGACCGCGTTACTGCCGAATTCGTACAGAATGTTGCTAATATATACCTCCAAGAAAGTGGTATTCCGGCATTCTCTATTTTTCCTGAAGTTTCTTCTCGGAAACTAACTGGTAAAATTGCAAAGTACGATAAAGAAGATTGGTTTTATATTGGAAATGTTGCAGATTATATTCGTAGTGGTGCTACTGAATCTGCCGGCGACGATTATGAAACCGCAAAACAGGATTATACTTGTCTTCAGTATTCCTTTCATAAAGATGTTCCGAAAGAAGAAGCTGATGAATATGATAATCCTTTTGCTCCAATTGAAGACGCTACGAGATTTGTGATCAATCGTATGCGTAGAGTAATTACTCAAAAACTTGTCAGCACATATCTGGCAACTGGTATTTGGGGAACTGATCTTGTTGGAACTACTGACTTTACAAAATGGTCAGATTCAGAATCTACCCCAATTGCAAATGTGTTAACCTGGAAAGAGACAGTTCATAAAACAACTGGCTTCTCTCCGAATCGGCTTGTCGTGTCTCCGGATGTTCATAGAACACTTCGGACAAATACTAACATTCTTGCACAGATGAAAACAACATCTGATAAAGAAGTCACAAAAGGTCTTATTGCTCGCCTGTTTGAAGTTGATGATTATGTCGTTATTGACACCGTCAACTCTGGCGCAACTGACTATATGGTTTCTAACAGATTCCTCCTGATGTATACTCCTAGCACTCCATCTAAGATGGAACCATCTGCTGGTTATACTATTCTGTATCGGAACAAGGATCTTGATGCGATTGAGACTTCTCGTGAGCCTCTGCCACTGAAAAACAAAGCCTTAAGAATTGAAGGTGATGTTTATGCTTGTCCGATTACTCTTGGTACTGATTTGGCAATTTATGGGTCGGATGTTATCTAATGATTAATGACGATCTTTTATTAGAGATAGGCTCAGAAGCTTATGCTGATTTAAGTGATTTTGAAATAGCAGCACTGTGCAGAAAGTACAGTGCTGCTTATTCAAGTCATGCAGGACTTCATGCCTTTCAACTTCTAATGAAAAAATTCCAGCCAACTTATCGAATGGGAAAAACTTATGAGAAGTTATCTGAAAAGTTTGATTCTTATAAAAAAACATATAATTGGTATGCAGCAAGGGTAAAGGCTGGTAGAATTACAGCTACGGCGGCAGAATTATCTGCAGTTGAAACAATAGATAGTGATAAATTTAAAGCTGATGAAAACTAATGAAACAATAACTATTTATAATTTGGTTAAAGCATGGGATGGGTCATATGGAACTCCTGTGCTTTTGGGAAATTATAAAGTTTGGCTTGAGAATGAAACTCAATATGCTTATGATTGGGTTAATGAACAACGAGTTAGAACAAAAATTGGTTCTGGTTTTGTCATAATGCAAGAAAAAATAAATTTAATTGATTGTTTTATTTTAATTGACGGTGTTCGTTATGATATTAATGATCCAGCTATTTTTAATGATGCACGTGGAAATTTTCACCACACGGAATTTATATATAAATGAAAACTAACTGGGATGGAAGAAAAATATTTACTCTTGAGTTTCGTCGGATGGAAAAAGACATCAGGAATAAAATGGCGAACAAACTCTATTATTTTATTAAGAATCTTCCCAACTTTCCAGTTGATAATTCACCTGCACATCTTGACCCAAGAAAATTTCCAACTCCACCATATCATCTTTACCAAAAAGGCGCTGGATTTGTTGGAAGTGAGAGAAGAGTAGGACCACATTTTGATGGTAAAGTTCCAAACTATAAAGATGGTACAGTGAGTGTTATTTTTAGCTCAAAGAAACAACAAAAACATAGAGTTTTTGATTATGCAGATATGAATATCCAGAAACTTCTTTATCTCAAACCAACAAGAAGTGAAGTGCAGCAATTGCTTAAACAGGTCATAGCTGAAGTTAAGGCAAGAAAATGATAGCTAAAACTGTTGCTGAATGGTTAGAAACAACTATAACATCTCTTGATACTGATGATAATCTAACCCTTAATAATCTTGCATCAACAGATAAAGAAGGTGTAAGTGTTCTTTTTAATAGAACAATAGTAATTGATGGCTCTTTTAATAATGCACTTATTCAGATCATTCTATTTTATTATGACAATGTTGTTGGTAACAATTTAATGGATGAAATTATAACCGCTCTTGATGCTTATCGGGGTGTAGTAGGTGAATCATGGTCAGTAGCTGGTTCAATAGAAGGTGAAGGACTTGGTACTGATAAACTAAATAGAAACATTTTTTCAATAAGCGTAGAAGTAGCTTATAAGGAGGCATAATGAGTAATTATTATCTTGGCCCGTGTCAAATTATTTTTAAAGGTTCTGACCTTGGAAAAACTGAGGGTGGAATCAGAGTAACTGCTAATCAATCATCGGTTGAAATTCATACCGATCAAGATGGTGAAACTCCGGTTGATGAGTTTAAAACTGGCACAACGATGGGTATATCTGGAAGTTTGGCTGAAATTACCCTTGCCAACTTTGCATTTATGTTTCATACAACTGTTATAACTGATGGAACTAAACAAAAAGTTTCGGTAGTTCCTGGTGTTGGCACATCCCTTAAAGATCAGGGTGGTGTGCTTATTGTAAAACCTTATATTGCTGGTGCTGTAACAGCTGATGCTAACAAATGGATAACACTACATCAAGCAGGTATGAAAGCATCTATTGACTTGGCCTTTAATAGAAGTGATCAGCAAGTAATGGCTTTTGAAGCTGTTGGCTATCCTGATTCTAATTCTATTATTGGAACTTTTGGCGATCAGGCTGCTGTCTAATGTTATTCTTCGGTCCTTGCACTGTAAAGCACAATGGTGTTGATATTGGTAAAACTACAGAAGGGATATCTATATCTTTAGATGCAGTGCAAAGAGACCTTATTGGTCAGTATGATATTGATGAAGTAGTTTTGGGTGGTAATGGGACTGTAAACTTTTATGAATGGTTAAGTCCCATTACCATTTCTGATTCTACAAATTTACTTGGTTTTAACCAAATGATTTTTGATGGTTCACCAAGATATAAAATAACTATTTATGAATGTAAAATGCTTATTGATGCTTCAAGCATCACAATAGGAACTAATGCACAAAATCCATTTAAAACAAAGTTTGTTTTTCGGCCAGATTCTTCTGGTAATGTCATTAAATTTGAGTAGGAGGAAAAGATGAGTAAAGAAAAAGGAAATAAAGTATTTGATATTGATGCATATCTAGTTGATAATGGCATAGAAATTAAATTGGGTGGTAAATCTTTTAGTGTTAATGATATTCCATATGAAGCACAGGAAAAGATGAAAGATGGAAAACAAAAAGAGGCTTTAATGCTTATTCTTGGCTGTGAAGAAACTGATCTTACTAAATATGGAATTGCTGCAATTAGTCAAATCACAAGGAGTATAACAGAGGTTTTGTTCCCGGAACCTTCTCAGAAAGATCAGTAAGTAGACTTGAGAAGGCCGGCTGTGTAGCACATGTTTTAAACATGAATATTTTAGACGCTCTCAATCTTCCAGCTCAAAAACTTCATATATTTTACAATGAGGCGCATAGACAAAGAACTTTAGATCTTTTAATTTATGCAAAGGCCCAGAATCCAAAAGCATGTGAAAATGAAATTCAAGACTCACTCAGGATTCATGGAAAGTACACCCAGGGTTTTTATGATAATGAACTTGATAGACTATTTATGGATATGAATAATGTCAGACCAAAATGAATTTAGCGTTCAAGTAGCATTAGACATTAAAGAGTCTTTAGATAGAATGGAAAAGGCTTTAGACGGGGTGGCCAAAAGAATCGAGGTTAGCCTGTCTAAAGCTGTTTCTAGAGGTTTAACCAATAAAAAAGAAAATCCCTTCCAAAAGATAGTCGATGATGCAGAAAAGGTCACAAAAACTTTAAACAAACATTTTGATAGAATTGACTTAACAACTGGACTTGCGGCTAAAGCCAAAAAAGCAAAAATTATTCTTCTTGATTTAATTGATGTGCAAGAAAAAATGGCGCGCACAGGTTCGACCAAAGGCCAAGCTAAATCAAATAAAGAGTTAACAGCAATTAAAGAAATTAACACTTTAAAGGCTGGTGTAGAAAGCTATATAACAACACTTGAAAAACGCATAGCAACTGAAAAAAGAGTAAATACAGAACGCATTACTGGTGATCGAGCTGGTGATCAAATGGTTAACCAGTTTAGAAAGCAACAAGACCTTCAAGAAAAGCTTCAAGCATCTAGAGAAAAAGGTGCTGCTGACCTTCTTGCCCTTGAAAATAAGACATCAAATAAAATAATCGACTTAAATAAAAAAACTGTTGATAGCTCCATAGCAGAACATAAAAGATATGAGGCTATGTTTGATGAAGCTGATAAAAGAATAGAAGCAACTAAAAAAGCAGCTTCAGCAAAAGCCAAAGCTATTGAAGAAGAATATACTGGTTGGTGGGAAGCACAGTTAAAAAAGCAAAGAGCATCACAAGAAGCTTTAGGTGACTGGCGTGTAAGAGAAATGAATAAAGAAAAGGCTGCATTAAAAGCATTGGATAAAAAAGCAAATGCTGAGATGTTAGCACAAGATAAAATTTCAAATGCTAAAATAGAAGCAGCTAAAAAAGCATCTAACGCTAAGATTTTGGCAGAAAAAAAAAAGTTAAGAAAATACCAAGAAGCTCTTGGTAAATCTATGGCCAAAGATATAAAAGCCAGTGCAAAAAAAGCTGAGAAAGCAGAAAAAAATGCAATCAGAGCAGCAGAGAAAGCAGCAAGAACTGCTGCAAATGCCACTTCCCACCTAAGCAAAAATGTTGAGAAAAACATCGGCATCATAGCAAACTGGTATCAGCATTTTGGTCGTATCGCTATAGGCTTTACCCTTGCTTATCGTGCTATGAATCTCTTTGAAAGTGGCTTCCGTGCTACTCATGAGCTTATAAAAGAAGCCATCCTCGACACCGGTGAACTTGCTGGTATGCAAGCGGAACTTGCAACATACTACTCAATTACTTCTGGTGATGTAGCTAACTTTAGTACCTATATGAAACGTGCAGCTGTGAATGTCGAAGCTCTTCGTGTCGCTGCTTTAACTTCCGTTTCAACCCTCCAAGAACTTTCAACAGCTTATTCTGAACTTGCACAGCATGGAGTTTACATTGAACCTGCTCGTATGAAACAATTTACCGCAGTCAATGATGCTATTGTTCAAATTGCTAAATCTACTGGTGATAATGTAAAGCAGATCAGATCTGAGTGGCAAGGTTTGCTTGATGGGCAAATGAAGGCCACTAATGCGTTTATCAGATTTCTTGCAAACTCCAAAATTATAACCGCCGAAGAAATTAAAGCTCTTAAAGAAGTTGGAGATAAGGGAGCACTAGTTAGGAAGATTTTCGATGCTGGCGGTGATGCTTTTATCAAGATGCAAGAAAAACTCTTGGCATCTAAACCTGATCTTGCGTTTGCTAAATGGAGAGACTCACTTAAATCAGGAATCATCATTGCTGTTCAGCAAGTAAGTGCAGATATGGATACTGAGAATATCTTTGGTGATATTCTTGTTAAGCATATTAAAGAATTAAATAATCTTTTCAATAACACCGATTCTCAGAGTGGTTTTAAAGATGGCATTCTTGTTATTGCGTCTGCTTTTGACAAAGCTCTTTATGCTATTGAAGGTTTTATTATCAAATCAGTTAAGTTTACTTCTTGGATAAATCAAAATCTCGATAGAATTAAAGCACTTGGCAAGGGACTTGCATTATTATTAGCTGCCAGAGAAGCATCAGCTATGATAAATAATTTAGCAACAGCCCAAAGAGGTTTGACTGTTGCTATTGAAGGTGGCGCATCAGCATTAACAATAATGAATAAGCGGCTTTTAATGGCATTAGGCCCAGTAGCATTATTAATAGCATCTTATGGTATGTTAAGAAATGCTATAAGAAGAGCTGTTAGTCAGAAGGATGCAGAATTCCAATTAGAACAAGCAAGATTAGAATTACAAAGAAAATTAAATGAGCAAGAGATTATAGCTGCTAATAACACAGCAAATTTAATAGAAAATAGAAGCACTGGAGAAACAAGAGGACAAAGACTCGCAAAAGAAGTAGAAGATTTAAAAAGTGCTGTTAATGAAGCAAAAAATATTTTACATGGTAAGTTAGTTAAATTTTCTGTTACTGATCTTTTAAAAGATGGTTTTAGTGGCTACACAGATTTAATTGAATTATTCATTGGTGATTTTGATAATGCATTTAAAAAGATAGACCTAAATGCAAAAAATACTATGGAAGCTCTTGTCGATCAGCCAGGAGCAGAAGATTTCTCTGCAAAGATAAAAGCAGATCTCGAAAAAGTAAAATCTTATTATGAAAAACTTACCGAAGCAATCAATGATGGAAATATCGACAGATATAATAGTCTTAAAAATTATGCTAAAATGGAACTTGAAGAAGAAATAAAAGTTCTAGATGAAAGACTTAAAGAACATAAAAAGTTTGAGGCTAAACTTAAAACTTCTATAAAAGATAAAGATACATTTGTTGGTCCACCAACTATTACTGAGTCTTTAGATTATGACATGACTATTTCTACTTTAGCTGATTTAGGCAAAGT